ACCGTATACGCAACGAGGATCAGAGAAACCAAAAGAATAACGCTCACGAGCCTTAAACCTCATGTTTCCTGTATCGAAATCAGCTTCCATATTTGTTGAGAGAGGTGTTCTTTCAAAATGTAAGAAACCTCTTGGAGCATCAGTCATAACGAAGAATGCATCAGTGTCAGTTAAGAAGTCATTGACTGCATAACCACTTGGCAACATACCCATGTTGCTTATAGCATTTACGTCATTATCCGCTGTTCCTGGTCGTAGTGTTGAAGACATCAACCTGTCTGCTATAAACTGTAACTGACGAGGAATAATAAGCTTCATGCCTCGCATTGCGACTTTCAAGCCTCTTTCGTCAGTGTAACCAGCGATATCAATGAGAGCATTCTCAAGAGAAGTCTCATTTAAATCTGCAGCTGTTGAAGGTTCGTTCCTCAACGTACCACCGTTTGTCAACGGGTGATCGGTTGCACAAAGTTCCTTACCATCACCACCTGTCACCGTGGAGTCAAAAGCGTTGTTAAGAACAGCAGCTGCCTTAACTTGCTTTGTGTGTGCCATGGATCGTGCAAGAGCACGAGTATAACGAGAAGAAAGTCTGTCATACAGATTATCCTCTACAGCTTCCTCAGTAATTGAGAAAGCTAGTGCTATAGTCTCGTGATTGTACCTAGCAGTGAAAGCTTCTACAGCATCATCAAATGATACCGCTGAACCTTCAAATTTGGTTGGTGCCGCCCCAAAACCAGAGAGCATTACTTCTTCTTCAAATGCACGATCTGAAGATTCAGTAGTGTAAATCTCTGCGTGTTGGTTTTCGTAGCGGTTATACTCCATACCGAACAGGGCGTTAAGACCTGGCTCGAGTTCTTTAGAGAGTTGCGCTCTAGAAATTGCCATTTTTTAAACTCCTTATACGCCTGTCGTAGAAACAGTACCCTGTGCAATGGACCCAGTAGGTGCATTGAAGTGGTTGTTTATACGAACGATTAATGGAATACCAGCCGCAGCAAAATCTGAGTTTTCTGGGTCATCCAAGATACCCATAATTCTCAACGCATGCGAGTTGGTGGTTGCTACGGTATTTAAATCCGCTGTAGCGGAGGACATACCTGTGGTAGTTGAACCAGCGTTACCTGTTGCAAATTGTATATTCGCAAAAACAGAGGTTCTAACTTCAGCCTCAGTGTTTTGACCAGATACAACATTAGACGTTGCAATAGTAAATAGTTGGTTTGGATCATCATATAAAAAAGCCTTTACAGGATGATTAGAATCTGCCCCAGAACCAGGCCAGTAGTTTGAGAATACTTTCTCACCAGTGGTTGACGATACATATTCACAGCCGTTGAACACTCCAACAATAGAGACGGTTCCACCAGCAGCAGCTTGTAGATCGTCTATAACACCAGCAGCGAGTGGAATCACTGCCATGCCCTGAAAAATAGGATTAGAGTTATCGGAGGCTATGCGATATTCTGTCAAACCAGTAGAGTTGGTGCTTGAACCAAGCTTACCATACGGTCTAAGACCGAAAGCTCCATTAGCATTTGCCATATTATAGCTCCTTCAAAAAAGGTTTCATTTACTGGAGTCTCCTTGTGAGCCTCCAAAGGTTACACGACTCTGCCTATCATTGGTTATAGGCATAGAAGGATGTTGCTCCTTCATTAAGTCAGAATCCACAGCTTGCATTTGTTGGCGGGTCCGGGTCCCGAAATACTCGGCTCTTTCATGTACTGTCTCTTCAGGTATACGGGCTAACATCAGTCCTCCTGTACCAATCATTCCTGCATATTTACCATCTTCAATGGTGGGTACATCCATGTCTGGGTACTCATCTGAACGGACGGGTTCCCACCCCTCCTGTAGTCTGGTGTAGACATTAGTTTTGTCGTCTTCACCTCTTACTTCAGTTCGTATCCATCGATGCACATATCCATCAGGAGCATCTGGTGCCTGTAGGCGGCTTGGTGGTGCCCATGGTTTTCTGCGTGAGGTAGTCTCACGAGTATTCTGGTTCCTTGGTTTTCTGTCTGTCATCTCTAATCCTTTACATACCTAGCGTATTCTTCAAGCGGAACATTCAACCTTTTAGCCATCGCAATTTGTGATGGCGTGAGTTTGACCGACCTGCGTCCCTGTTTTGTGTTGCGAGAAGCCGAAGCAGCAGCAGGGGCGACCTGTGCTCCATTCCCGTTACTCTTACGATTAAACTTATGAGGAAACTCTTCCTGCATACGTTTATCGATCTCACTATAGTACTCATCGCTTTCTGGGTCAAACCCTTCTTCTTCGACCATACGTTTGTGAATGCCAAAAGCAGCGTAAGTCATTGTATTATCTGACCCAAACCACTCATTTTTTTCTGCCCAAGACTTTGCTTTTTCAGAAACTTTAGCGGGTTGAGGCTGTGGTTGAGGCTGTTTTGGAGCTTCTGCTTGTGCAGTTTCTTGCTTCTCCTGTTGTTCAGTCTCTCCCTTAGCCATCCTATATCGTTCTTGTTCAATAGCGATTTTTGCTAAAGCTTGTTGGGCTTCAACCATCTTATCGGTGTCACCAGCTTCATGAGCCTCTTTGTACAGACGCTTTGCCTGATCCTCTTGACTCTCTAAACGTGTACCATACTCCATCAGGTAACCCTGATCGAGATTCTTCATTCTACTCTTGAGATCCTTGTTTTCTTCAAGAAGTTTTTGAGATAGACGTTGCGCTTCTTCTCTATCTCGCTCTTCTTGACGATACTTCTGGGTGAGCTTTTTTATGCGCTCTTGCACACCCTTACTATAATTATCGATCTCTTCTGCTTGGGACTGCTCTTCTGTCGCCTCCTGTTTAGGAGACTCTTCAGCCTTCTGCTCTTCAATTTCTATCTCTACAGTTTTCCCTTCTTCGGGAGCTTCAGTTTCGACTTTTGTTTCTTCCTTATCAATCATAACATCTCCTATATATGGTAAATATCATCTGGCTCAAGGATTGTTGCAATGATCTCATCATCATTTAGAATCCGAACTTCACCACCCTCAATCCTAAAACGAGAACCGGCATAGCGTCCTATACACACCCATTGGCCTTCTTTACACCACGGTTCGGCATCTTGCCCAAACTTGTCTGGGTCTTTATATGCCATAGGACCTACTCGTAAAACATAAGCTACAACTGTAGCTAGTGCTTCTCGTTCTCTTACTTGATCAGGAACTATTAACCCTCCATCTGTCTTTACTTTTCCTTGGTAAGGCATGACAAGAATACGCCAACCAGTTGGTTGTGGTAATCTTTCTAACAAGGTTTTTTCAAGAAGGGAGGGATCTAAGACTTTTGATTTCGCATCAACGTAAGCTTTTTCGACATTAGCCTGTTCGGCTTTATCTTGTTTTTCTGCTTTCTTTTTCTGCGCTATATAGTCAGGAACGTATAATGTTTTCTGCATCGTCAGCGTTTTTCTCCAGCAGGGCTTTAAATTCCATTCTGGCAAAGGCGATGCCCCGTATCTCACCTACCATCATTTTATACTGCTCCCAATCTTTGGGAGAGTCACTAGCAAGAGCGTCTTTTAGTTGTTCTTCACGCTCTTCTAAAACCTTATACATATGTTGTGCATATGTTACAACATCCATTTTTAAAAAGTACCCTTAAATTGTCCACCACGGTTAAATCCAGTGGCTGTTCTACTATGCTTTTTCTTCATTTTTCTCAAGCCTCTAGGACTTAATTTATCGAACAAAAGACTTAGTCGTCCCTTTAATTGTTTCTGTTGTGCTTTTTGTTGTTTACTCAAAACATGCCTCTAAATCTGCTTTTATATGATTTTAAACCTGTGTTAAATCCAGCTTCATCAATAGCTTTGGTAAACTTTTTAAAAGGATCACCAAATTGTTTGTCAAACGAACCTTCATGTTTTATTGCCTCAGGTTTGATTGATTTATTTTTCTTTTTGTTTTCCCCCATCTGTACCTCTCTAAAATATACCCTTAAATTGTCCACCACGTTTAAAAGACTTTATTCTTCCACCATCCTTGGCTTCTTGGCCAAAATATCTTGATCTTTTAGGAGGAGGTTCCACTGTCTCTGGTGCGGCAGAACCACCAAATAAAATACGAAGCTTTGACAATAATTCAGGAATACTTGAGGCTTCATACTGTTTTTTTAACTTCTCTACAGCTCTCTTTTTATCTTTATCAAACCTCTCTACAGCTTCTTCATCAAACACAGAGCCTTTTAAAAATCTACTAACTTCTTTTGGTACTTTTTTCTCAGCCATCAGTATACTCCACTAAATCCTGTACCAGAAACAGCGGATCTCGTACCACGCTGTTGCCCTCCTGTTGCAGCTTTCTTAGGTTCCTTTTTAGGTATAACTCCTTTACCTATAAGAACATCTTTCTGTGTGACTTTGCCGTCACCACTGAGGTCTGGAAAACTCTTTTTTGCCATATCTTATCTCCTTAATTTAATTCAAAATGTGGGCCGTCTATGAATGGTCTACGTGATTCTGCACGTCTTGTATCAATATAAGACATCATAGCCTCTTCCATGGTGCCATCCCATGCGGCTATATCTGAAACGGTCCATGCCGCCCCCCACCTAATCTTCACGCCTTTTTCTGTTGCTGCCCACTTCATTGCATCTGCCAGATCATCATATAAGTTAAGCTCCCAGCTTGCTTTTCCATCTACATAAGCCATAAGGTCTACTGCGTCTCCTGTCAAATGTTTACTTTTTAATGTCTGTGACTTGCCAGAATCAAAAAGCTTTTGTTGTTCGGCAGCCGATCTCATGCCATAAATCACGCCAAAATCGGTTTTTGTCAGTTCAATGGCACGTTTGACCACCTCAACTAACTCAGGCTTTACACCCTCTAACTTTGCTAAACTTCTACTCGATAAGCTAAATGCCATCCTTTTCTCCCTTAATAAAACTGTGTTACAGCACCTTTTGTGCGTTTTCTTCTTTCAGGCATAACGATACCACATCCTTTGGCCACTACACCTTTTCCAGACTTCTTGCCTCGAAACTTTCTTTTTGGAGGTGATGGCACCACACCACCATTTTTTGCCTTAAAACTAACCTTAGCTGACGGTGTATTAGCTACGACTGTCTTGCCCTTAGATCCAGCAGCCTTCTTTTTCTTTGCTGTGGCGGCTCTTTGTGCCTGAGTAAGTTTATTAGCTTTTGCTCTAGGCAAACACCTGTCTGGGTTCTTCTTGTCTTTAGACGTACCACA